AATCCTGCCATATTTGACCTAATCTCAAAGGTTTATGGTTTTAATTTACGATTTAACGAGACTAACTTGGGTCTATCGGTTAATTGGAGCGCGTTCTTCGATTGGTTAAAAACACAAGATTATGACTATATCTTACATCAAGAGGACGATGTTCTATTGACGAGTCCGATTCGAATTGACGACTTGATAACTATTCTAGAATCAGATGAAAAAATGGCTTCAGTCGTTCTTCAGCGTCAATCATGGTACTTTCATGAAACTGAACCCGTAATCGATGTTACCGATGTTAAAATTGGAAACTATTACTATAGCCAAAATGTAAAAACTTTTCCAATCATATTCTCGCTCTATCGTAAAAATGTGATCGAATATTCGTTTAGAGATTACTGGAAATTTAATGTAAACGAAGGAATGATCATGGTTTATCTAAATTTCTTCCATCAAATGTATTCTGCAACTTTAAAGGGTCCAGAAGGTCAAAATTTAATCGTTCATATCGGAGAAGAGACTGTTGGTAAACGACTCGAGCCAGGAGAGCCAAACTGGGAGCAATTCTCTCATATGGACCCAAATCGAGTTTATAACTCTCGAAATGGTAAATTAATCGAGTGACTAAATATAGAATACTTAGAGAGGTTCTAAATGTCGCAACCTAGCACTCGAACTCAACTTAAAGATTACTGTCTCCGTAAACTCGGATTTCCTGTAATTGACATCAATGTCGATGACGATCAACTCGAAGATCGAATCGATGATGCACTGCAGCATTATTCAACATATCATTATGATGGTACAGAAAGAGTATATTTGTCACAGGCTATAACAAATGCCGATAAATTAAATGGATACTTGAAACTATGTGATAATATTGTTAGTGTGTCAAGAGTATTTGCATTTACAGGTTCAACTGTGGGTTCAACATCTTCGACTGGTTTTAATATGTTTGATATTAATTATCAGTTGCGTCTCAACGATTTCTATAATCTAACATCATCATCCTATACCTACTTTGTTATCGCTCAAGAACATTTAGCAATGTTAGATATGATTATAACAGGTCAGATGCCATACACATATAATAAAAATGTAAACAGACTTACCGTAATTACTGATTGGGATAGATTTGATGTTGGCAATTTTATGGCATTTGAGGCTCATAGAATTGTAGATCCAGAAACATATGAGAAAGTATACAATGATATATGGGTAAAAGAGTACACAGCTACATTGTTTAAGCAACAATGGGGCACTAATCTAAAGAAGTATGGAAATTATGTTCTTCCAGGTGGTTTGGTTATCAACGGTCAGCAAATTTATGATGAAGCATCAGCAGAGTTAGAAAAACTAAATGAAAAACTTCGTGATACTTACGAAGAACCAACTGCATTTTTAGTAGGCTAAAATGGCAACTAGTGTATATTTTAATAATCAACGAGCAACCGTTGAGCAAAATCTTCTTGAAGATTTGATTATAGAATCAATTAAGAATCATGGTATAGATGTTTACTATCTTCCTAGAGAATCACAATCATCAATTGATGAACTTTTTGGTGACGATCCAGTAAAATATTTTCGAAAAGCAATTAAGTTAGAGATGTATCTTGAATCTTTTCAAAATTATGAAGGTAATCAAGAATTTTTCTCTAAATTTGGTCTCGAAATTCAAGATACTGCTCGCCTTTGCGTTGCTCGAAGAAGATTTGAGCGTCAAGTTGCTTCAGTAATGGGTGCTGATCGAAGACTTCCAAAAGAAGGCGACCTAATTTATCTACCAATTCAATTTAAATTGATGGAGATTAAGTTTGTTCAAGAAGAAAAAAACTTCTTTCAATTAGGTAGAGATTCTATCAATCCATACATGTATGGATTAACTGTAGAAGCATTTAAGTATAATGGAGAGCTGCTACAAACTGGAACAGAAGAAATTGATCGTATTGCAGATCTACAAAGTAATGTTCTAGAATTAAATTTAAACGCTGGTGGCACAGGCACTTTCCAACGCTTTGAGGTTGTATATCAAGGGTCTAATCTTGCAACTGCGACAGCGAAAGCAATTGTTGCTGGTTGGAATCTACCGACACAAAAATTAAAAGTAAGAAATGTAAAAGGCGCATTTGTAGGTGGCACTTTAGTTAAAGGCTCAACAAGTAATGCTCAGTGGACTCTAAACGGAGCACCAGATTTACTTAACAATGTTAATGTAGGAAATATTGAAGATAATGATATACTTGAATCAGAAGCTGATGGAATTATAGATTTTACTGAGATTAATCCATTTGGTGAACCATAATGTTATCTAATATTCACTTTTATCATCGTATAACTCGTAAAATGGTTGTTGCGTTTGGCACATTATTTAATAATATTCGTTTGGTTCGTTATAATAAGGCAGGAACTCAAGAAATTGAACGAATTAATGTTCCGTTGCAATACTCACAAAAAGAAAAGTTTTATCAACGCATAACGCAAGATCCAGAACTTACAAAAGAAGTTCAAATCACATTACCAAGAATGTCATTTGATTTAACATCAATAACATATGACCCAATGAGAAAAAGAAGTTTGTTTACTGAATCTTTTTCTCCCGAGACACAAACAACAATAAAGTCGATTCGCACAACTCCATATAATTTTGATTTTGAATTAAATATCTATGTTCGTAACACTGAAGATGGCACTCAAATTATTGAACAAATTTTACCATTCTTTAATCCAGACTACAATGTAACAATTGATGTTATAGGATTATCAGATCAAAAAGTTGATGTTCCATTTATATTGCAAAACATCTCATACAATGTTGACAGTGTTGGCGCACCAGATACAACAAGAATGATAATATGGACATTAACATTTACAGCAAAGGGTTATATGTTTGGTCCAATCCTATCTCGTAATATCATTCGAAAGTCTACTGCAAATACATTCAATTCAATTTTTGAATTAGATGGTCTTCGTGAATTGACTATGAATGCAAATAGTGGCGTAGGAAACTATCAAACTGGGGAAGTAGTGTTTGAGGGTCGATCATTAGATGCAGCAAATTCAACTGCAACAGTTAGTAGTTGGAGTAATACAACCAAAGTTCTTGTTGTATCTGATGTTAATGGAGTTCTTGAAACAGGAAGAAATCTAACTGGCATAATTACAAATACATCATATAAAATACAATCATTTAGCACAGCAGAAAATCAATTAGTTAATCTCTCAGTGGTTCCAACGCCAAATAATGCAAGTGCTCAAACTGCGTTTGGATTTGATGAAACAGTTATTGAGTTTCCAAATTTATAAAATAATATGAGTGAAGTTGATAAAAATCTCTCTAATATTCTAAACACTGACTATATTCCTGTAGTAAGTGATAAAGAAACTAAATCGATGATTGTTCATCAAGATGATTCACAAAATCCTGATGCAGATTACTCGCGTTCTAATTATTACAACCTTATCGAAAGGGGTAATGAGGCTTTGGATGGTATTCTTGAGGTAGCGAGAGAATCACAACATCCACGAGCATACGAAGTAGCAGCCAACATGATTAAGAATCTCTCTGATGTCACAGAGAAACTTATGATTCTTCAACGGCAACAACAAGAATTGCAACCAAAAGAGCAAGCACCAACAAATATTGCAATTGATAAAGCAGTGTTCATTGGATCTACAGCAGATCTATTGAAGCAAATAAAAAATGAATCTTAGATCTAAACTAAAGCATTATCTTGGGAATCCCTCTTTAAAACGGGTGAATATGCCAATGCAGCTCACGGAAGAACAAATCCGCGAGTATGTTAAATGCTCAAAAGATCCAATCTACTTTATCGAAAACTATGTAAAGATTATTACTCTTGACAAGGGTTTTGTGCAGATATCTTTGTATCCATTCCAAAAACAAGCAATTACAGATATTAATGATAATCGCCGCGTTATAGTAAAGGCAGGTCGTCAGGTCGGTAAGACTACGATGGTCGTTGGATATATCCTTTGGTATATTCTGTTTAATCAAGATAAATTTGTGGCTATCTTGGCAAATAAAGCACCAACAGCTCGCGAAATCTTAAACAGAGTTAAAATTGCGTATGAAGCATTACCACTTTGGATACAACAGGGTGTAAAAGTATGGAACAAAGGTGACATTGAACTAGAAAATAACTGTCGTATAATGGCAACCTCTACTGCGTCAAGTGCGATTCGTGGTTACTCTATCTCGTTGCTATATCTTGACGAGTTCGCATTCGTGCCAAGTAATATTGCTGATGAGTTCTTCACCTCTGTATACCCAACTATCTCTTCTGGTACACAGTCTAAAATTCTAATTTCTTCCACGCCAAATGGAATGAATCATTTTTACAGAATGTGGACTGAAGCAGTTGAAGGGCAAAGTGGATTTAAACATATTGAAGCCAACTGGCGACAGGTTCCAGGTCGTGATCAAGCATGGGCAGATGATCAAAGACGCATTCTTAAAGACGAAAAGTTTTTGCAGGAAATGGAATGCGAGTTTATGGGGTCGGCAGGTACATTACTTTCTTCTGCAGCCTTGAAGTCCCTTGCATTTGTAAAACCAATACATCTTTCGGAAAATGGAATTAAAGTTTATCAAGCTCCGATTCCAGAGCACAATTATGTAATTATTGCTGATACTGCTCGTGGTAGAGGACTTGACTATTCTGCATTTAGTGTTATCGATGTTACAAGTATACCATATAAACAAGTTTGTACATATAAAGATAACAACATCAGTCCTATTGTGTATCCATCAATTATTAGGCGTATGGGTGAATATTATAACTCAGCGTATGTATTGATTGAAATTAATGATAATGGTCAGCAAGTCGTCGATTCTTTATTTGATGAGTATGAGTATGAAAATATTCTTTCTACAGTAGAGATTAAAGGAAAGATTGCAGTTACATGGGGATACGGAAACAAGTCCTACCGAGGAGTTCGAACTACAAAATCTGTAAAGAGACTCGGTTGTTCTATCATGAAGAATCTTATAGAAGCGCAACAGCTCATTATACAAGATTTTGATACAATATCAGAACTTTCGACCTTTATATCGAATGGAACAAGTTTTGAGGCTGCAGAAGGAAGTCATGACGATCTTGTTATGACTCTTGTTTTATTTGCATGGTTAACCAATCAAAAATTCTTCTCTGAGTTAACAAATACTGACATCAGATTAAAATTGTATGAAGAACAGATGAAACAGATCGAAGAGGAGAGACTTCCTACATTTTTGGGTGGACATATCGATGTTGATCAAAATGACGGAAGTTATCTAGAAAATGGTGATATTTGGACGCCAGTAAATCACTAAAAACCTCATTTTACTAAATAAACCGTATATTTCTTAATCTCCATTTAACAGGAGCAAAAACATGGCTTTTCTAGTATCACCAGGCGTGAATGTATCCGAGATTGATGCAACCACAGTTGTACCATCAGTTTCCACATCCACTGGCGCAGTCGCTGGCGCGTTTCAGTGGGGTCCAATCGATGTTGCCCGTTTAGTCAGCTCAGAAGATGAGCTCGTTCAAGTGTTTGGCAAACCAGATTCAACAACTGCATTAACTTTCTTCACTGCTGCAAATTTCCTTGCGTATAGCAGCAGTCTATTTGTATCTCGAGCTGACGCAGCAACTCTAAACACTGCGATAGCTCTAAACGTTGCTGCTAATGCTTTTGCAAGTAATGTTAAGATTCGCAATGAAGGTCACTACTTTGATAGTTTCTACACTGCAACAAATGCAAACGTTGCTGTAGCAGCTCGTTATCCTGGTTCACTAGGTAACTCGTTGAAGGTTGCATTTTGCGCAAATTCAAATGCTGTAGCATTCTCA